AAACACCTTTCGAACAAGAAAAACTACAAGAAAGACTCGCGAAATTTGTCGGAGGAGTAGCAATTGTTCATGTAGGTGGAAATACTGAAACTGAGGTCAAAGAAAAGAAAGACCGAGTTGATGATGCGCTTCAAGCAACTAAAGCCGCAATCGAGGAAGGTATTGTTCCTGGAGGTGGTGCTGCTTTATTATATGCTCGTGAAGCAATTAAAAACCGCAAATCAGTAGGCGGAGCAATTGTCTATACAGCATGTGGCTCCCCATTCATGAAAATTCTTACTAACGCTGGTTCTACAGAACAAGAAGCTTATTATTTGATTAATAAGTTAGGTGGAAGTGATAATTGGAAAGGATATAATCTATTAACTGAGAAATTTGTTAATATGAAAGATGCTGGTATCATTGATCCAACTAAAGTTACTCGTACCGCAATTGAAAATGCAGCATCAGTAGCAGGAACAATTCTATTAACAGAATGCACTGTCGTGGACAAGCCTGAAGATAAAAAACAGGATGATATGATGGGTGGAATGGGAGGCATGTTCTAATGGCTACCGAGGTCAAAGAAGAATTGGTACTAATCGCTAAGCGACGCCCACCTGGAGACAGTTGGGTGCTGCTAAGTGATCCTAGTCATGTGTATTCTTCATTAACAGAAGCATTAGAAGGCTATTTTCAAGAAGTGGGACAACCATGTGACTTTAGATTATCACCTATTAAAGGTGAATTATATGCTATTGGTAGTGTAGTGGTTGAAAAAGCTCCACCTCCACCACCTAAGAAATTTAACATGTACGGAGACTATTGATATGTATAATTAAACTGATACTATGAATAAGGAATTCTATAAAATGCAAAAATTAGCTGGTTTAATTACTGAGAATCAATTTAATCAACTAAATGAAGATTCTAAATTAGAGCAAGATATTAAAAAATGGTGGGAAGTGCTTCAAAATGATGCATCTGAAAGATTTGATGGTCATGAAGCAGAATGGAAGACTTGGTTTTTTATTGATGAATATCCTGAGTATAAAGGAAAAGAAGATGAAATTAATCAAATTGTTAAAAATCTTAATTATGACATTGCATTCGATAGTGATGGAGATGATAGTGGTGCTTGGGTATAAAATATTTAAAAACATATTATATTAAAATTTGGCCTTCGGGCCATTTTTTATTATATTTGGTTATATGAAAGAAAATAGTTTATTTGTAGAAAAGTATAGATCTAAAACATTAGAAGACTATATTGGTAATGAGCAACTAAAATCTATTGTTGCTCAATATATTAAGAAAAACGATTTACAAAACTTACTATTGTATGGTACACCTGGAACAGGTAAAACAACATTAGCCAAGTTAATTGTAAATAATTTTAATTGTGATTTTCTCTACATTAATGCTTCAGATGAAAGAGGTATTGATACTATTAGAGATAAAGTTCAAGGTTTTGCTTCAAGTGCTTCATTTAAACCAATTAAGATTATTATCTTAGATGAAGCTGATTTCTTAACTATACAAGCACAAGCATCACTTCGAAACATTATTGAGACATATTCTCGTACTACTAGATTTATTTTAACGTGTAATTATCTTGAGCGTATTATTGATCCACTTCAATCTAGATGTCAAGTATTAAAAATTACTCCTCCATCTAAAAAGGAAGTAGCACAACATATAGTTACTATCTTAGATAAAGAAGAAATTAATTATGAACTAGAGGATCTAGCATTAATAGTTAATAAACATTATCCTGATGTTAGAAAAATACTTAACACTTGTCAAGTAAACACAGTTGATAATGTTCTTCAAATAGATAAAAATATAATTGTATCAAGTAGTTATAAAGACTCATTATTAAAAGAACTTAAATCACCATCTAAAACTAGTTTTAAAACCATCAGACAAATACTTGCTGATAGTAATTTGGATGATTTCGAAGAGATTTATAGATTTCTATATGATAATTTAGATGAGTATGGTAATAATGATTTAGCTAAAGCAATGATTGTTATCGAAATAGAAAATTATATGTACCACGCTAATTTCAGAATTGATAAAGAAATCAATGTAATGGCTTTATTAGCCTCAATTTTAAAAACAATAAATCAATAATATGAATCAAAACCAACAACAAAATCTCAACGTTAAAGTTGATCCAAGTCAAACAACACCTATTGTTTCTCCTGAAGGAAAACAAGTATTTACTGAGGGAGTTGTATTACGTAAAGTATCTAAATTTTTAGCTGGTACAGCAGAAGATGCAATTATGCCTATTCCTTGCTTCTATGACCCAATTTCAGGTAAGATCCTAATTGAAATGTTACCAACTGAATTTAAAGAAGAATATCAAAAGTACAATGACTCTCTTTGATTGGCTTAACCAGATCACTTACGAGAAAAAACCTTGGAGTTCATTTACTGAGGAAGAGAAAGAATCATTTAATTGTTATATGGTTCATCGATTCCTCAGTATGAATCCTGAGTATATAGAATTTGTAAATTTAATACAAACATTTCCTTATACTGATAAAGAGAAAACATATAATATATATTTATATATGATACCTAAAAAGAAAATGTTCTTAAAATATATTAAATCTGCAAAATCTAAATCTAAAGAAGCATTGTTAAAACATATTGCTTCTTATTATGAGTGTTCACTTGGTGAAGCAGAAGAATATACTCACATACTAAGAGAATCTGGTATTAAATCTATTCTTACTAAGTTAGGTATTGAAGAAAAAGAACAAAAGAAGTTATTAAAATGAAGGATAAAATTACAGAAGCAGTTATTGAGGATCTTAAATCAAGAAGTGAACGTGGTATTAAAAAATACAATACCACTCTAGATCAAAATAACAAAGATAATTATATGAATCATCTATATGAGGAATTATTAGATGCAGCTCAGTATGCTAAAAAAGAAATGTCTATTATTCCTGAGATTCAAGAATTAATTGAAAAATATCCTAATAATGCTGAATTAGGAGAAATTATTCGTCACAAGTATAAAAAATAAGTTTTGGCTAAATCAGTTCCATTTTTAGTAAAGGTTATAAAAAATTATAAACCTCAAGAGATAAATTATGCTTTTCAAAAGACAATCTCTTATAGTCAATTTTCTGTTTATAATGAATGTCCTCTAAAATGGAAATTACTTTATAAAGATAATTTACAAATATATCAACCAACAATTCATACTGTCTTTGGAACAGCAATGCATGAAACCATCCAAGCATATATTACTAAAATGTATGAAGAAAGTGGAGCAGCTGCTGATAGAATGGACTTAGATGAATTATTCGAAGACAGATTCAGAGAAACATATAGTTCTGAATATAAAAAGAATAAAAATGTTCATTTTAGCTCATCACCAGAAATGAGAGAGTTTTATGATGATGGTTTAGCTATTATAAATTTCTTAAAGAAAAAACGAAATGTATATTTTAGTATCAAAAATTGGCATTTAGTAGGATGTGAAATTCCTATTGTTATTAACCCAACTGATCAACATAAAAATTTATTATATAAAGGTTATCTTGACTTAGTATTATATAATGAAGTAACGAATAAGTTGAAGATAATCGATTTTAAAACATCTACTAGGGGTTGGAATGACGATACTAAAAAAGACGAAAATAAACAATTTCAACTAATATTATACAAACATTATTTAAGTAAACAATTTAATGTTCCTGAAGAAAATATTGATGTTGAATTTGTTATATTAAAGAGAAAAATATGGGAAGAAAGTGAGTTCCCCCAAAGCCGAATTCAAGAATATGCTCCACCAAGTGGAAAAGTAAAAATGAATAAAGCTAAAACAGCTTTAAATAAATTTCTTGATGAATGCTTTGAATTAGATGGAACATTTAAACCTACAGACCATCAACCAACAGTGAACAAAAATTGCCAGTATTGCCCGTTTAACACTAGAAAGGATTTATGTTCTGTGTAATTATCTTACTTTTATATATATTTATATACAAATAAAAGCTATGAGTAAAAAAGATATGACACTAACAAGTGTCAAAGTACAAAGTGAGTTATTTGAAGATTTTAAAATGAGTTGTGTAAAACATAAGTTCTCTTTACAAAAACTTGTAGACCGCACAATCCATTTATATCTTACAGATGATGAGTTTAGAAAATCAATTCACAATCACAATAATTTAGATATAAAATAAAGTTTTATGAATTCAAGTTTTGCTTATCTTCCTCAAAACGAAAGGAAGAAAATATTGCTACTATGTGATGACATTAGAGTCCACTCAGGTGTAGCGACAATTGCTAGAGAAATAGTACTAAACACTGCTCAACATTTTAATTGGGTAAATGTAGGAGGGGCTATCAACCACCCAGAACAAGGTAAACGTTTAGATTTATCTCAAGATACTAATGCTAACACTGGGTTAACTGATAGCTCAATTGTATTATATCCAACTAACGGATATGGAGATGCTCGTTTAATTAGACAATTAATAGAAATAGAAAAACCAGATGCTATTTTCTTAATTACTGATCCAAGATATTTTATTTGGTTATTTCAAATTGAAAATGAGATTAGAAAGAAAACACCAATTGTATATCTAAACATTTGGGATGACTACCCAGCACCAATGTATAATCAAGCGTATTATGAGTCATGTGATGCTTTATTAGCTATTTCAAAACAAACCAAAAACATTAATGAATTAGTGTTAGGTGATAAAGCTAAAGGTAAATTGATTGAGTATGTACCTCATGGATTAAATCATGAAGTATTTAAACCACTTGATAAAAAAGATAAAGAATTAGTTGAGTTTAAAAAGAAATTATTTAAAGGAAAAGAATATGATTTTGTAGTGTTTTTTAATTCAAGAAATATTCGTCGTAAACAAATTCCGGATGCAATGTTAGCATTTAGACTATTCTTAGATGGGTTAACAACTGAACAAGCTAGAAAGTGTGCTTTTGTTTTACATACTCAAGTTGTAGATGAAAATGGTACTGATTTAGAAGCAGTTAGAGAATTATTATTAAATGAAGATCACCATAATATTATCTTCTCTAATCAAGTATTAGATCCTAAAGGAATGAATATGCTTTATAACTGCTCAGATGTTCAAATTTTATTAACTAATAATGAAGGATGGGGATTAAGTTTAACTGAAGCTATTTTAGCAGGTAATCCAATTATTGCAAATGTAACAGGTGGAATGCAAGATCAAATGCGTTTTAGTAAAAAAGGTAAATGGATTGATTTTAGTGATAAATTTCCTTCAAACCATAATGGAACTATTAAAGAACATGGTGAATGGGCATTCCCAGTATACCCTACTAATAGATCAATTCAAGGTTCTCCATTAACACCTTATATTTGGGATGACAGATGTAACGCAGAAGATGCAGCTGAACAAATTATGAATGTTTATAAATTATCTAAAGAAGAAAGACAAGCATTAGGTCTTAAAGGACGTGAATGGGCTATATCAGATGAAGCTGGATTCACAGGAGAAAAGATGGGTCAGCGTATTATTAAAGTATTAGATAAACTATTTAAAACTTGGAAACCAAGAGAAAAATATGAATTTATAAACACAAATGAAGTCAAAGATAAAGTAGTACCTCACAAATTAGTATACTAAACAGTTATGGAAAACAAACCGTTATTTTTTATCTCCTGTCCTATTGACACATACAGTGGATATGGAGCCCGCTCTCGAGATTTAGTTAGAGCTATTATTCAATTAGACAAATATGATGTAAAAATTATTCCACAAATGTGGGGTAATACACCTTGGGGATTTATTGATGATAACCCAGAATGGGAGTTTTTAAATAAATATCTTTGGAACCAACCTCAACTTCCTAAACAACCTGAAGTATGGATGCAAATCACAATACCAAATGAATTTCAACCAATAGGAAAATATAATATTGGAGTAACAGCTGGTATTGAAACAACAATAGCTCCTGGTGATTGGATTGAAGGGTGTAATAGAATGAATTTAGTATTAACATCTTCTGAGCATTCTAAAAACACATTTATAAACACAGTAATGCAAAAGATTGACCAACGTACTAATCAAGTACTTGGTGAACTTAAAATTGAAAAACCACTTGAAGTACTATTTGAAGGTGCTGATATTGAGATTTATAAACCACTTGACAAAGTAACTTTATTCCCTGAATTAGATAATATTAAAGAAAAATTCGCTTTTTTATTTGTAGGCCATTGGATCAATGGTGATTTAGGTGAAGATAGAAAAAATGTTGGTTTATTAATTAAAATGTTTTTTGAAATATTTAAAAACAAAAAAGACAAACCAGCACTTATTTTAAAGACATCTCAAATGGGTTCTTCATATGTTGATAGAGAAGAAATTTTAAAGAAAATTAAAATCATTAAAAAATCTATTAATAGTAAAGATTTACCTAACATTTATCTAATACATGGTGAATTTACAGATGTTGAAATGAATGAGTTATATAACCATCCTAAAGTTAAAGCAATGGTTAACTTAACTAAAGGTGAAGGATATGGTAGACCATTACTTGAATTTAGTTTAACTAAAAAACCTATTATAACAACAAATTGGAGTGGCCATACAGATTTTCTTAATCCTGAGTTTACATCATTAATCCCAGGACAATTAACAGATGTACACCCAAGCGCCGCTAATAATTGGTTATTAAAAGAGTCACAATGGCTATCAGTAGATTTAGGTCACGCTGGAACAACTATTAAAGATATATTTGAAGATTATAGTAAATATATTGATGGTGCTAAACGTCAAGCATATAAGAGTAAAAATGAATTTAGTTGGGATAAAATGAAGGATAAAGTAGATGAATTGTTTACTAAATATATTCCTGAATTTCCAAAACAAGTTCAATTACAATTACCTAAATTAAAGAAAATCGAATTACCAAAATTACAAAAAGTTGAGAAATAAAATAGCATTAATAACAGGTATTAATGGACAAGATGGTTCATATTTAGCTGAGCTATTATTGGAAAAAGATTATGAAGTCTGGGGAATACTAAAACGTAACTCAGTAGCTGAAAATCAAACTTCTCGATTAGATAAAATTTATCCTAAATTAAAATTAGAGTATGCTGATCTAACTGATCTAGCATCTCTAATTAGGGTAATATCTAAAATACAACCTGATGAACTTTATAATCTAGCAGCTCAATCTCATGTTAGAATTAGTTTTGA